TCAGTCTGAGACAACGAACCCATCGAAGTTTTCGGGACCTACACGATAAATAGGTATTTCGAAAGCTATCACAAATGCAGTGTATGTCAATTGTGGTAAGAGTGGTGGGTTGAAATCACTTGCTGAGAATGTGATAACCTGTGGTGCCAGACGGTCAAGGACAAGAGTAGTTGCCGCGGAATAAATAACCGGGTCGGTTGCTAACGTTCCTCTTACAATAGTAATCGTGATAGGATACGGCAAAGGACCGCCACTAAATCTTGTTTCTAAAGTAACCGTTCCTTTTAACTGAACTCTGAGTTGTGAACCTGCCCCATCTGTTAGCAAACCGATTTGACCAAATAACTGAGGGAAAACACCGCTTAGAATTGGAATAGAAATTGAGTTTGCTAAGCTTGCATTCTGTGACGATCTTGCATCAAGAAGTCTGGTCATTTTAAATCCACCTCCTATTGTTGGATTAGGATAATATATTCCTAGTATATTGATATGCTTGGACATTCCTCTATAAAGAAAAAAGGCACTGCCAGCGTTATGCCAGCAGTGCCTTTATACCGATGCTTTCGGATTTAGAATCATATTACCATATTCATCCTTCTGCTTCAATCTTTTTCAACCGATCATCCATGTCGGACACGTTTCCGTTAATCCCTGCAATAAGCTTCAGGATATTTTTCCTTAGCCTATTCGTCACGATTGCGGATTCTTCTCGTGTAATCATTGCCCCCGGACGTGTCCCGTCGAAATACCCATTAGCTGTAACCTCTGCCCATGCCGCTTCTGCCCACTTGCTGGGCACGTTAATGTCTCTCTCCTGTGTCACTGGCTTGTCCTCCTTGATCTGTAATTTTGCCATAGCAACATTAATCTGCATTTGTGTTGGACGCTGTCCAGCGCGGCATTGAGCCGTTGATAAGCCAAAGTCCATCTGTAGGTGAGGATAGTCAGGGAAGCTTGCCCAATCTCCACCCCATATAAAGCCCAACCCCTTGCCGATCTCCGCGACCTGGAGCCAGTCAGCCCGTTTGTCACCGTTACCATCCCGTACTGTATCCCAACTCACCGACTTGCCATCAGGCATGAGCAACACATAATCCACGGCCACACCAAAATTGTGATAACTGTACCCACCGCGTGCGTTAGTTACAACCTTCCCCGGCTTACTACGACCTTGTGCATACAAAGCGTCTTGCTCTGCTACGGTCCGCAAACCCTGCGTGATGACTATCGGGATGCCAATAGCAAAAGAGCGCTGTATAAGCCGCTCCGTAGCTGTACGCACAACAGGCAATAAACCTGTCAGCTTGGCAGCAGACTTGCTCATTACATAATCCAATGTGAGTGTCATTACGATTGCACCCCTTTATCGTTATCGTTGCCGCCTTTGCCCTTCAGAACCTCGATTGCTTGCTTAATTACTGACGGGATAGGCGCACCCATTTTCCCGCCATTTTCAGTGATTGACAGCAGCTCGTTTGCTATATAGAAGAATGCCACAGTGTCACGGAACAAATGTCCATCTCCCAGGATGCCATCTACCAAGTGCCCCACCGCAACCATAGCGAAAATAAATACCTTACGGGCGATGCCGAACATCCCGATTTTGCTTCTAAGTTCCCCCGACATCCAACCAGCAGCAACACCCGTTAGATAATCAAACACTACGAACACCAACAATACTCCCAACACTCCAGACCAACCCCCAAATAAGTAAGACACCGACCAACTGCCCACAGCCAAAGCCCATTTCCACACGTTTTCCAATTCCATATCCCCCGTCTGACTAATTAAAAAGCCCCCTGACCACTCCAGAGGGCACAAAAATAGCGCTCCATAATTGGAACGCCTGTTACTTCTCAATCAAAAATTCAACTCCACTTTCGGTCAGAATAACGTCGACTTGTGCACGAAGAGAAGTAGGAACCGACTTGTACTCTGTTGTGCCGAAAATAATACGTTGTGCAAAGAACATAGCTACCATGGTATCACCTCCTTCCAAGCGCAGAAGCAGCCAGAATAATACACGCTGTATCATCCATATACCTCTATCGCTATTTCAGCGATAACATCATCAGTAAATGCAGCCCGATCCGCAAGCGCCTTGCTCTGTGCCTTTAGGAGTGTGTTATCCTGCATGAGTGTTTCCACCTGTTTACTAAGTGCTGTACGCGGCTCTTGTGGTGTCTCTGGATCGGTTGGATCAGGGTAGGTGAATAGTGGTTCCATTGTGTCCAAATCAATCCGAGTGATTTGACCGCCTGCATCATAATCAGTCTTGTATGCCCCGTATTCAAGTTGCAGCAGACCAACCGTATCTGGAACACGTTCTGAGAGCAATTCGAATGATTGAAAGTCCTGCTCCATTGTTGTTTCCACAACGTCTCCATAAGACTCTCTAATAATCAGAATGATATTGCCTGTTGTTTTGTCATAGTAAATCTTTGATCCGATAAAGAACATAGTTTTCCCTCCTTTTAGCCATAAGCCTCCCAATAAATAACCTGGTTCATTGGATTAGAATTTTGCCTTAAAAATGGTATAGGTACTTGGAATACCCCTTCGTCAATAAAGGTTCGATTTACAGATTGAGATTCTAATCGAAATTGATATCCTCCTTCTGTGGCTCCAGAATCACCATACCCCCAATACACCGGGAGACCATTGATCAAATAGTCTTGATTCCTTCCCACACAGGTGATTTTTCTCTCGTTCATGTACAACACTATAGTAGATGGTTTAAAACCAAGATTGCTCACCTTAATGTAATAGTAATTAATGGAGGTTCCACTGGAAAATAAGAAAACCTTTGTTCCCATACTAGTTGTGGTACCTGAAGCGAACTTTATTCCTGTCTCGATCTGCCCAATCTTTGTAGCCAATTGTGGAAATGTATCGCTGCCTGATGCTGCAACTCCCTTGCCAGTGATAGCGGCTGCGATGGCTGTTTTCCCATCACTGACAGATTGAAAAAGCAGTCGATCATTAGAATCTTGATTCCATAGGTCTCCATCCGTACCAGTTGAAAACATAATTCTCCGAACCCTACGATTAACTCCGCTCAGGCCCAACGGAATAGAAAGCTCAACATAGTACGTGCCTAGACCTAATGCAAAGGTAATTGCCTTACGGTGCCAGGATGTTCCAGCATCGCAACTAATGGATTCCACTAAAGACCCACCAGAAGCATTTCTAAGACTAACAATTATTTGTCCAGCAATCCCCCCTGGGTTTATAAAATCAGCGCTCAGCGTGTAAGTTACGCCAGATCGAATCGAAATATTGTCAGATTTTAAGATACTACTGGCACTTGTGGTTGCTCCGTTACTTACAAATGCTGTAGAAACTTCATCATTAACATCATTAGAAGATACGAAAGGGACTGAGGATACATTAGTCCACCCCTGTATCTGCATTTCTGCGGAACTGTTTGGCAAAAGATTAGATGGACGGTTCTTCCGAATGTACGTCTTATCAACTTCTAAACCTGCATCTCTTATCGCAGCCTTTCGCGCATCGTTAACCGCTTTTTCTGTAGCAGCTACGTTTTCAGCGTCACCATCTATTACATTGGACAGTTGAACGATACCCTTAGTTGTTAAAGATGCGTCGTCAATAACGATTTCCCCGACCTTCTGATCCGTGTACTCATTGGCTGCCTGTTCGGCTGCGTCTGCCTTGGCCTGCGCCCCTGTCTTGGTTTCCCCATCCTGTCGGACAAACTTGGCATCGGCTCCGCTCATAAGTCCAGATACGCCGCCTGTCTCTGCATCAGGAATTACATCGGTACCACCTTGGATATGGGACAGGGCATGTGGTCCAGGTGTCGCCTCTCCAGTCGCTGTGAAGGAAACACGCTTGTTCGCTGGATCGGTGGTAATGGTTATACCTGTACCGCCTACCAAAGTAACCGTGTCCGTTTTGGAACCGGCAGAGACATCATTAATCTTGCTGAATGCGTTTTGGTTAACCTCAGCTCCTGCAGCGATGCCGTTCAGCTTGTCGTGTTCGGCCTGTGTGACGTGCTTTACTGTATCGCCTGTATGGCTGTCCAGATTGGATTGTACGGCGTCCGTTTCTGCCTTCCGGGCAATGTCATCTGCCGCTAATGGAGCCGTCACCTTGGCGCGGCCTTCTGCGTCACGTTGCATGAGCGTGTCAGGGGTTGCAGCGCTGGTGCTGGCATCAGATTTCAGCTTGTCGGCCGCACTCATGAACCCTGCTGCATTACCTTTTGCCGTGGGATGCTCATCGGCTCCACGTGCCTTATGTGCAGCCAGATCAGCAGCGGCTGCGGCAATGGCTGCCGTCTTAGCTGCATCGGCTTTAGCCTGGGCATCAGCTGGCGTGCCTTTGGTATCCATTTCAGCCTGCACACGGTCAAAACCGATATTGATGTTGCCGAAATCCTCACTGATCTTTTTACTTCCCTCCAGATTCGCGTAACGGTTCGCCATTTGCTTCAGCTCCTTTCAATAGCGTGTCAACGTCCTGCCGGATTGCCCGAAGGAATGCCACCTGAGATTCAAGGGTTGGCAACGTCTCCAGCATGGCGCGGGTCACTAATGGGCTCTCGCGGAAAATGTCGCTTACATCCACGGACAGTTCAAGCACTTTCTTAATTCTCACCTGGTGCACCCCACTTCATATTCTTCATGATTTCAAGCATGGCCACTTTCATCTGATCATTGACCCGGATCGTCACCGTTTCCCCTTTGACCCGTTCGTCATGGGCAATCAATTCCTCTCGGAAAATTTCCCGAATACGCTGTTCATCCACGTTCTTTACCCTCCCTCAATGTAAAATCAGATTGAGTCCAAACCTCGCCACAAGTAGCGCATCGTGGTTCCTGCTCAGGAAACGGATCAGGCTGCGGTGGAATCCCTTTGGATTTCAGAATGCTTTCAAAAATCTGTTCCTTTGCCTGGACATCCTTGTGCAGAACAAAAACAGACGTGCCACAGTATCCGCAGCACGCCAATGGTCTTTTATAGGTAATACCGTCCACTTCCAAGAAATCATCCCCTTTTTGGGCAACAAAAAAAGAGCCCATGAAATGGACTCTCGGTAATGTTGATATTATTTAGCTGTTAAGAGTGCTTCATCGATCAGCTTCAGTTCTGCATTTGCGTCAGCTAGAATTTTGTCGTATGAAGCTAGTTGCTTTTCTTTGTCGGCTAAAACAGGAACAGGAATGCCTTGAGCCTCTGTTTGTTTAAGAATCTCCATTTCCTTCAATAAGTCTTCTCTGCCTTCGGTTGCAATCTTAATCGTGTTGTTGATTTTACTATCTCTCAATTCTTGTAAACTAGCCTTTGTATATCCTATGAATTTGTTGCTTGTTGCCACTGGAGTACCAGTGTCAGTGCCTGAATTTGATTCTTCATTTTGAGATGAGATAGTTATCGTTTTTCCACTCACAGATACATCAGCCCCCAACGCTTCAGACAAGGCACGTGCTGGTACATTGGCTCGTGAATCAATAACCGCTCCCTTGTCTGAAAGTTTCTTTCCATCTACAACAATTGTGTACTCACCAGTAACCTTTTTTCCGACCACACTTTTGAACGTATCTGCAAATGCTCCTGCAGATGTCGAAAAAACAATACCGATGATAATACCACCAGCAATATATGCGACTTTGTGTGCAACCTTTTTCATATCTTAGCCTCCGTATTGGTGCTATTTTCCTATTATGATACATTACGGGGTTGATGTCGTAAAGGTTCCACCACCTGTTCCTGGTAGATTCGCATTGTTACCATGATTGTGATTTGCTGTGGTGACAGTATGAGTGTGATTGTTGAAACTTGTTCTCAAAGAGTCTATCTGATTCTGCAACGACTGTAGTTGTCCAGGTAATCCGTTGATTTGACTTATACTTAATGAAAGACCTGTTACACTTCCAGTGAAGTTAACGCTACCTTGTAGAGTTGTGAACCCTGAAGTTGATCCAAGACGTAACCCATTATTACCGATGACAGCAAGCTCATTTGAGTTTGCATAGATAAGTCCTTGGGACTGACCACTTGCATTGTAATACGTATGGCCTGAGATATTCGCAGATGGATTGGTACCCAATGTCACACGGCGTGCATTGCCAGAGTCATAGAAAGTGAACCCGTCAGGTACCAACTCGATCCGATCACCGCTTGCTGCTGTCCTGATCCTACTACCCAAAATGTCAGCACCTTGGATATAAGAACCGATTATATCCCCACCCTCAACACGTCCGGCCTTTAACGTGCCTACGAAGGTACCGCTAGCCGCCTGGAGCGTTCCGCTGAACGTCCCATTCACACCCTGTAATGTCCCGGTGAATGTGCCGCCTGCGGCTCGAAGGTCCCCTGTGAACGTTCCTCCAGCCGCTTGCAGATTTCCGCTAAACACGCCATCTGTAGCTTCCAACGTCCCGTTAAACTTATATCGTCTACTTGGCACATCAAACCAAATCGCTTTATCCGATTGTGCATAGAAGGTTAGTTCATCGGAATTAAACACTGCTTTACTGAGATGATCCTCCCGCTCAACTATCCATCCAGTTGTTCGCGTAATCGTTGTTCCATAATAGGACTTACCTTCCTTAACCGCGTCTTTGTTCAGCTTATTCACTTGTTGCGTCAGGCTGCCTTCAACGACAAACTCACTACGTTGTTCGGATACAGATGGAGCTTCCAGGCTCATCTTCAAACCGCCTGCAAAAGTGAACACCTGATGCAAGATAATTGTCTTGTACCTCACAACGCCATCCCATGGAATATTCGTATCCTGCCAAGTGGATACCGTTTCATCCCATGTCGTGCCCTCTTGCTGTTCAAACCCGATAACGTCACCTTGTTCAAGCTGTGGGTATCCTCTCGCATCCATAGTAAGAGGTAAGTAGGAAAACCCATTCAGCGTTGTAAGAAGGCCATTCGTGACCGCCTGCGTAGCAAATGGATTTTCTACATACAGGGTATGATTCTCATCCCCGGTACCCGCTTCATACTGCAAGCCGTCCTCCGTGTTGTATGTGACCACAACCCGCGTATACGTCTTTACCGGATTCGTTTGTTTGACGGTCACATAATCGGCCGTGGTCATATCAAACACAGGGTTTTCGGAAGCTGTGAACCGCTTGAATTTGAGCGTACCCGCTTTATCAATATAAATGCTTGCGCTATTGGCAGAAGCGATATAAGCCAGTACCTGGCGCATGGTGTACCCTGCTGGCCCCGCTTGAATACGGTAATTGGAATTTATAACTACGCTGCTATCATACGTCCAGCCCAACCGGTTACAAATTTCGTTGAACACAGCACGCTGCGTGGTCGGATAAGTCAAGGATGATATGTAAGCCACATCCGCAAAGACCAGCTTGTCATAACAGGTAAAGGTCCATACGTCATTGATCTTCTCCCGGCCGTCAACGAAGAACTCACCCAGCGGCAACCAGTCTGTTCCTGAGCCTGTCCACGTTAGGTTCATGTCTTTCCATGGATACTGTGCTTCAAGCCATGTAAGGCCAGCCAGAGACAAGGACAGGTACGGCACGATACGTGCATTCGCTGGTATGATTTCATTTGTTCGTAACTTAATAGTCAGCTTGGAAGGAATAGACGTTCCAATCTCGAATCCTTCTGTCAGGCTCAAGCTGTTTTCAATGCTAAAATCCACAATCCTACTGCTATCGTATTCCTCACTGCCCACCAGAGCCTTGACAATAAATTCCCGGTCTGGCCGTCTTAAATAATCCTTGTAAAGTGGCGATATAGGAAACATCCAATCACCTCTCCGTCAGCGTCAATTTGAGCCCGTTCCAGTACATGACGCCGCCACTCATCACACTGAACGGTGCAGGCCGATTGCCGACATACATCCGTTTTGTTTCATGCTTACCTGTCATCGGATCTGGATAAGTGCAATCAAAAAACACATTGGACATGGATTGAAGGATGGAGGACATTTCTGCCCATGTCAGCATCCCCCAAGTCATGTCTATCTGCCGTTTGACCGCTATCCGGTCCCGATTCAAGGTTCCGTTTGCAGTACGTACCGATGAATTAGCGTCATCCAAGTCAAGCACCGTCACCTGGTACGTGGAAGGATAAGCGGCAATCACTTGACCATTAATTTTGATTTCCATACGTCATCCCCCTATGTTGTTAATGGCGAACGGCCTGTACGCCTTGTGATGTCGTTTATTGCACTCACAGTAGCACGCCCCAGCTCCGTACCATTGAGCTGAATGACGGTCTGTTTGTCTCCATTCCGGATCGCGTCCAGAATTAGGAGCAAGATTTCCACCATCGGCTGATTGTTCCCACCGATCATGTCTTGAAGCTTGGACAACGGCGACACAACTTCTGGGTCAACGGAAGCCCCTCGGTTATCCCCGACCATGGCAAGCGTAGGCCCGTAGGCCAAACCGCCTTTTGCCAGCTTCGGAATTTTCGGGATCTGTGGTACCCCGATGTTACCCCCGCCCACTTTCTGACCAAAGACCTCAAACTCAGGAATGCTTACGCTCAAGCTGTTGAATCCTTCAATGACCTTGTTAATGCCATCTATGATCAGGTTCAGCGGTGCCTTGACCAAGCTGTACAAGGAATCAAATATGCCGCCAAAGATATCCTTAACTCCGGTCCATGCCTTCTTCCAGTCACCTGTGAAGGCTCCCGCCACAAAATCAATGACGCCGCCAAGTGTTTTCAGCAACCCCTTGATGATGCCGCCTACGCTCTCAATGACCGTTGTCACGATGTTCAGTATGATGTTAAAGCCCTTCGTGAAGCTTGGTGCCAGCTTATCAATAACATAACTGATCAATGGCACAATGAACTTGTTATAGATGTCCAGCGCAGCGTTAACCAGTTTCATGACAACCTCGCCCACTTGCTTAATGATCCCCTTCAACGTACCGTCCCAGATTTCATTAAGCTTCTTCAAGAAAGGCTCTATGATCGGTTTCAGGATATCGTCCCAAAGTTTCTGGAACAGCTTTCGTGTGTTCTCCATAAACTCCGTCAGCTTCGCAAGTAGCTCGGCCCCGTATTTATTCCACAATCCTTTAATCGTCTCCAGCGTGTCTAGGACAATTTTCTTGATCAAATCAAACACGGGTTTCAACACAGTGTTGTAAATGTCATTGATCATTTTTACAGCAAATTCAAACGTGTTGGCTGCTTCCTTGAAAGCCCAAACGAGTGTGTCCGTGAACACAGGTACCAGCGTATCAATGACCTTCGCGGCAATCGGGATGATGAAGTCATTCAAGGCATAATCCACAAACGGCTTTAACGTACCATTCAGCAAGTCAGAAAATGATTTCCCGATCTGCGGAATGATGTCCAAGAACAAATCCCTGAACTTCTCCAGCGCCGGATTCAGCGTGCTGTCCCATAGATCGTTGATATGGTTGACTGCATTTGTGAACGTTTTGGTGAATGTGTCAATGGCCCAGACCAGTGTATCTGTGAATATGGGTACCAGCGTCTCAGCAAGCACCGTAGATACCGGGATTGCAAAGTCATTCATCATGAAATCCGTGAACGGGTTCAATGTTCCATCCAGTAGGCTTTGCAGGGCTGACGCGATTAACGGCATATTGGTAACAAAGGCGTTCTTCACCTTCTCCAGACTCGGTAACCAAACGTTTTCCCACAACTTAATGGATTGATCCGTGGAATTCCGGAATGTCCGATCCAAGAAATCAAACGTCCATACGATCTGCTTTGCAATGACAGGAGCGAATGACTTAACGAATCCAGTAACGATTTTTGGGATAAAGTCACCCAAAATGTACTTGGCCATCGGAACAAGAACCTTGTCTTTCAGATCCAAGAACGTCTTGCCCATGTTTGATACCGATTGACGAATAGGCACCATCATATCAATGAACGGTTGCAGTGCCGGCCGCATTTCGCCCCAGCCCGAAGAGATATACGCCCAAGCTTGAGCAAAACGAGATTTTACATCTTCCAAGAATGCAGCAACCTGTTGTTTGATTGGATCGATCTCAATCGAAGGCGTGCCTAAGTCCAGATCACCAAATCCAGCCATCGCACCCAGACCGCCTATTCCAGCGCCTGCGCCCTTCGCTTTCGAACCCGCATCATCCAGAGCGGACGCCGCTGATTGGGCCAATGTATTGAGCTGATCGAATCCCGCCAGGCTGCCCTTCATGTCTTTTCCGGCTTTCTTCGCCTTCTTGCCTGCCTTCTCAGCCGCTTTCCCCGTATCTTCTACAGCAGGAGCTGCCGCGGCCGCTGCATCACCCATGCCGCCCATGGCATCGGTAGCCACTGTCATTCCGGCACCACCAGCGTTCACAGCGTCACCAAAGACCAGTTCCGTGAATGCCTTGAAATAGGCTGCTGCAATCTGCAGCTTGGCAATGACCCAGTTGAGCCCCTTTACGATCGGTGCCAAAATGTTTATAAAGCCAGCACCCATCGTGCCTTTAAAGATGTTCCACTGTTCGCCCATGATTCTAATTTGGTTCGCCCAGCTCTGACCATTACGGGCAAAGTCGCCCTGAGCATCGGCTGTTACCTGTAGCAAGTATCCGTAACGAAGCATGGCTTGTTCAGACTGGGTCATGGATAGCCAAGACTTCGTGATGCCCTGGGACATCGCGTAGGCTTCCATATTGACCACAGACATATTGACACCCAATTGCTTCAGCGGCTCAGTCTCACCGACCATACCGCTAAATACTTTTTGATAGGCCATGTCATTCGAGATGTTATAAAAAGAAGCCATGTCAGCAGATAATTCCGTCAACTTGACAGACATCTGTTTCATGGCTTCACCGGAAATCCCGGATGACTTGAGCATGGCACCCATAGTGGATGCATATCGCTTCCCTGCCAGCTCCGACAAACCAAAGCTGTCAATCAGGTTAGTGGACCAGTTATTAATTTGGCTAGTCATGGCACCGAACGTAACGTTAACTACGTTCTGGACCTCGGCCAAGTCGGATGCCAGGTTAATGGCTTCCTTACCAAACTCTTTTAAGCTATTGACAGCAAAGGCTGCAGCAACGATCCCGCCCAGCTTCTTGAAGGCCCCACCCACCAGGTTGGTAGCGGTACTGGAGATACCGTTGAGCTGCTGTTGAAAGGCTCCGTAGTTCAAGCCCAAGTCTAAATCTACGTGGCCTGCACTTGACATCTACTCACCCCCAAAGGCCCGAGCCATTGCGGCTTCCAGATTCTTCATCTGCTGATCCAACTCAACAGGGTTGTCCAACTGTTTGACTGCCTGCCGTTTACGCCAATCGTTATAAATTCGGCGCTGATCTGCATTGAAACCCTTAATGGTCTTAGGTTCTTGCTCTGCCCGGATCGATACAATGCTTCCCAGCGGTGTATCTGGCATAAGACCCCCGACCAATGTACAAAACTCTTCCCATGGCATATCCCCGTGTTGCCGAATACGGATGCCGTACTGCTTGGCAAGACTAGATTCAATTAGCCCCCAATCTTCATACAGGTCATACCATCCATCAGGACTGGACTTCCCGCTGAAATCGCGCATTCGCTTCCTCATAGGTAATGTTCATCATTGCCGCAAGAACCGCCGATGCCAGAACCATGATATTTCCCATGCTCATGTCCTCGACAACCATTTCCTTATACGCCTTTTTGCCGAATGCGCCTTCCAAGGCTTTCAGGATACCAGCAATCCCACCCGTTGACGCTTCTTCAAACGCCATCATGGCTGAAATACCGTTGTTGACCGGATACAACTTTTCACCGATCTGAATGGACGGCAGTTCTGTAGAAAACTTGTCTGTGATATTAATAACTTTTGACATGGATAAATCCCCCTTGGGTTATGATTATGGTGTGGTTGGTGCAGGTTCAAATTCTGGCTTACCGTCAGATAGTAGCTCAAACTCCAGACCGTCAATGTTTGTCGAATCGCCACCTGCTGGTGTGGTCAAGTTAATGACACAATCCATGGTCAGCTTCGCGCCGGATGGCATGGTCCATTCGAAGATGGTTTCGACCTGTTGACCTGTACCAAGCATCAGACCCGCAACGTAGTCATTACCTGGATCGCCATAGTTCCGCTTCCCGCTGAAACTAAAGGACAACGACTTGCCTGTTACCGCCCGTCTTGTCCAGCCCCCTTGGTCCATCGAACTCCACTCTTCCGTATTACCATCAATGGCTGGTGCGAAATTCTCCAGATCCTTGATCGTTTTCATGTCTGAATCTGTGGAAGCACGGCCCTTGATACCTACTTTGAAAATATTGTTATGAACCGGAAAAACGCCAGTTGTCGGCATTAAAATCCCTACCTCTCGTAATAAATCGTTGTCTCAATCACATATTCGTAAATCCCAGCATCATCCGTGCCCACATCAATAGGCCATGGTGTCCGCATCTCAAAGGCAATGACACGATGCCCCGCAATCTCCCCATCAGAACGACCAAATAGCGCAGCATAGACCTCATGGGCCTTACGCTCCGCTGTATCTGCATTCTTTGACCAGTGAACCAGGATGGATATGGACTTGCTGGCATAGCTGGTGTTCTCCAGCCCTCCGATGGCAATGTAAGGTTGTCCGGTGTTCAGGTTGTAGATCCCAACGGATTGTTCCTTCTTCCCATCAATCTTGCCAATGTACCAATTGGGTGAATCAATCTGTGTTCGAAGCCATTCGCGGATATCTGAGAGCATCATTTGATGAACCCACCCCCGAACTTCTTGATCAGCTTTTCAAACGTCTTACGTATCCATCCTTTTTGTTCCTTCTGCCAAGCTTCCAGCCATAGCCCTTGGGCATTGGCGTTCTTGTCCCTGCGGAAGTTGTATTCTGGATGCCAGTATAGACGACGTGCATACGGGGTGTCATAGACAATCTTCACCTGGCCCTTTTTCAGCCCTGTCTTGTCCACCCAGGCGCTTCGCTCCAACTCACCTGTTTGCTTCGGCACAACCTGAGCATTGGCAATCTCGGTCAAGATGCTCTGTTCCTTCCCGTTCGCTACGACTTCAAGCGCCTTGATCGGGGCATTTGCAAGTTCCCGCATTGCCCTGGGATCCATCGTCACTTTCACTTTAACCATCAGCTCAACTCCAATTCCGTAGAAAAGACGCTGCCGTCTGGATGCTGCGGCCTTGAAGCGCTGAATATGATTCGATCGGTTCCACCAACCCGGACAAAGCCCTCAATCAATTCTCCAGGCAAAATATCGCCCCGGATAATCACTTTGCCGGACAGTGTAACCAATCGGCGCTCCTTATCCAGCTTCTGACGCATCTTCTCGTCATAACAGGCAAGCCCGTCAAAGATTAATTCCTCGACAGGCTCCCCGTCTTCTGACAGCTTGGTGTGAAACACTTGAACCGGTGTCTTCAATATCCAATGTGGAAACGGAAACTTACCCCGCATCAACATAGCCCCCTATTCATCAGCCCGGTTGCCCTCAACAAGCTTGTAACACCTTCGGTAGTCTTAACCCCACCAGCACCTTCAACGGCCTTAAATGACACGCTGACGCTGCCCGCGGAGTATCCCGACAAGGGAAAGTCCAAGTAATCCCCATATTGGAACTGGAAATCCGCTTGTTGGCATACTGCCTTGACCACATTCCCCCGCTGAAAGTATGTCAGGCCGTCCAGATTGCGTCGAACGATGCGATTATAAGTCAGGCTGTCTATTTGGTCGGATGCCCGACTAAGAGCCTTATTCAAGTCCTCAGCCGGAATCATGCCGTCCCCATACAGTTCATATTCTTCTACCGTTGCATATGACATGCCATCACCTACTTGTCATCAGGTGTAGTCGTGGCCGCAATCTGCTTTTTGAGTGATTTGATTTCCTTGTTCGCGTCATCCAACTGGGTTTGCAGCCCCTTCAACGCTTCTGGTGTACCAGAACCGGATTCCGCAATCTGCTTTCTCAAATCCTCATTCTCTCTTACCAGTGCTTCGTATTCCTTCCAAGACACCTTTTTGCTTGAAGCGTTCTCTACCACCTCAAGCGTATTCCCCGACTGTTCAGCGATATCGTAGCCGAGTTTAAGATAGGTTTCCCGCTCAGCATCGTCAATCTTCAACTGCGTATTTCCCTTTACTGCAAACAACATGTGATTTGCCCCTCTCTATTCGTTGTTATGTTTAGGCTTGAACGTTCATTTGGATCGCGGCCGCTTTACGCTCGATCAAGAACAGATCCGTGTAACGGCGGTTTTGGTACAGATACCCGTCACCTTGTGTATGGCTGCCTGGCTCCCACAGAAAGATTGCACTGTGTTTGATCGGTGCCAACACACAGTCTGGATGAACAAGGATCAAGTTAATCTGTTTTGCCCCTACACCCGCCACAGCACCGTTTGTAAAGTCATATACTGTCTTCATACGGCTGGAAGGTACGGATTTCAACACGACCTCATCCAAACTGCGTACTGCCCGGTCAATCACACCGCTGTTCTGACCCACCGTAACAATCTGGCGAAGCTTCTCGGCAGATTTAAGCAGTTTCAAATAGTTTGGCGTTACGTACATGATCCGGCCTTCTTGCGGTACCTCTGCTTCGTCCATGTTCATCATCATTTCATCGAACACTTCCAACGCATTGGCTGCATCCAAAACGGTTGTATCTGGCGTGTATCCCATTGCCACATAATCCGTATACATCTTGGAGAAACGATATTTATCAAGCTCAGGAATGGCTTGTTCCTTCTCGAATGTCGCTGTCAGATTAGCAGCAGAAACGATTTGATTCGTTTCATCTACGTCCATGGCATCGACGAAGAACTCCACATCACGGTCAAAGGTCAAGGCCATCGTCTCAAAATTATTGCTGACGGCTTGTCGGTTCCAACCCCCGTTACGGTTGTGATTCTTATACCCGGCTACATCCAAACTTGGCACCTTGATTGTTTTGTTATTCACCCAGATGGCATTCTGCGTAGTCAAACCATCCGAAGCCAACTCTTTCGTATACTTCTGCTGCAATGTGGTCAAAAAGCTTTCTACATAGTTGAACGGCATGTGTTCATCTCTCCCTTAAATTAGTAAATTGGTTTATTACTTCGTTTCAGCAACGCCGAAAATACTTGCCAGTTGATCGTTCGTGGCTTGCCCGGTTCCTTGCCCTGGATTGCCTACACGGAAACCACCTGCACCGCCACCGTTACCGCCGCCTGCTTCATCAGGTTTGAACAAGTAGGCATCCGATGTTTGAAGCCCCTTCAATTGCTCATCCAGCCCTACCACCTTACCGTCATCGCCAATAACCAACTTGGCCTTGTCGATCATGCCCGTAACCACCTTCTCGTTATGGACCTTACCGTTAAGAGCGGCAGAAATTGCATTGGTCATCTGAATATCCTTCAAATCAGATTCATACTGCTGCTTGGCTGTGGTGTTCTCCCCTTGAAGGCGGGCAATCTCAGCCTTGAGTGATTCTGAAGCACCTGCATCCTTACTGAGCGTTTCAAGCTGTGCGTCCCGATCCGTTACGTCCTTCTCCAGCTTCTTCTTCACATCCGATAATTCGTTGTATTGCCCTTTGGGAACAAAATGTTTTGGAAGCTCCTTGCCTGCATCCGTTACGATCCCGTCAATCTTTGAATCATCCAATCCCGCATTCTTCAACAACGTTTTCAACCAGTCCATTTATCATCAACCTCCATAGATTTGTATAGCTGCTCTCCAGCTAAGGGAGTTAACCGATATGCTCCGGTTACTGAGCGGTGAGCCCCAAAAGTCTCATTTGGAGCCCATACAAAAAGCGCCCTCTGCATAAGAAGGCGCTAATTAGGCGGTGTTCTGAGTTTTTCACGTTTGGAAGCCCTGCGTAAGTAATCATGCTCTTTAAGGTGCATCCTTATCTGAGCTTGCCATTGTCTAATCTTGGCCTTGTAGTTCGCTTGGTTCTCTTCGTCCACGCTCCCTGCTTCCAAGCGCTTGTACTTGCGTATCTGACGTTCCATGTATCGCTGCTTCTGTTCGGCCTGATAGTTGGATAGTGCCTTTTCATCGTCAACTGGCTTTGGTAATGAGCTGGTACCTGGAATGAACGTGGTCATGTTATGGCGACAGTTAGGGTGAAACAACCCGTTTGCAATCGCTGTACTCAGAAGCGGATACTTACCATCAGCTATGGTCCCGCCTGAATAAACGTCATCGATGAACACTTTGCCCTGATAAGGCAGGCACAGCTTCGAACAGTTGCCGTGTGAAGATATGACCACGGTTCGTATGCCCAGTTGATCCCGTTTGGCACCCTCTCCGGCAAACACCGCACGCTGGGAAGATGTACGCAACGCCATTTCCGCATAAGAAGCAATGTTCACCCGCCGTCCATTGGCATAGGTGATATTGTCAAACCCCTTCTCCAGAAACTCCTTGGTCGCCATATCTATAGCCTGGTTCAGCGAAGCAGCACCACTGTTCAAATACACTTGGGATTTGTAGATTGTCTGTCTGTACACGTCATCTGCTTGTCTCAGCATGGCATGACGGGCAATTTGAAGATTGTTCTGTGCTGCATCAGCCAAGGCGTTAACTCGCTTCTCGTTGAGTTTGAAGAAGCTGCGGTCTGAACCATCCTCGGGCTCTATATCCGGCTTTTTGCCTGTGATCTTGTTCCACAGGCTCTTTACCGTATCCTTTACCCGGTCAGCCCCACGCCGCCAGGAGCCTTTAACCTCTTCCTGGGCTGCCTTCTTCACTTCCGGTTCATACTTCTTGGATATCTGGCGAGTCTCCTTGCGGTACTGCTTGATGTCTTGGAGCTTGCGTTGCTGCCACTGCTCCCATTCCTTGCCTTCCTCTTCTTCGTCAAGCTCATGACGTTTCAGGTTGCGCTTCATGGACTTGATCAGATCCATTTCCATGTCAGAGAAGATTTGACGGATGTCATATCTCTTCTTCATACCTCATCCTCTTCTGAATCGTCATCATCCTCGGGATCAGGCGGGGCATCACGATTCAGTGCCGGTTCGTCTAAAGTGTAGCCTTGTTCTGCCTTCAATCGGGCAACCTCAGCGGCCTTCTCTTCCTTCGTCCAGGTGTCACCATACATCTCTTCTACCGCTCTCTCAATCGACATGACACCAAACGTCCGGGCCTTGCCCACTGTCTCTACTACCGCGTCAAAGGATGGACTGGCATATTCTCCGAACTTAACCGATACTTCATACTCGCCTGCTGCCCGACTCAGCATCGTGTCATGTACCTTCAATACCGTTTCCACCAGACGGGGCAACACCTCATTCAGCGCATCAATGATCTTGCCGCGAGTATATAGGGTTGCTTTCTCCTTCTCCCGCTGCGCTTCTGCATTGTCGGTCTTCTTCAAGTCAATGCCCAGCGTGGACGGCGACATAACGCCCTGCAAGCACATGTCCAGTGCGCTGGCATAGGACCCTACGAAAGCTTCATACAGGATTTGGGGTTGCAACATAGTGATTTGGTCTTTACCTTCCTCAGCCATGGAGCTGCCAATCTTGATGAACTGATTATCAAATGGGTTGGCACGCATTGGAGCCCCCGTTTCAGGATTCTTCGGAACCAAGTCGTCTGGAATGTACTTTTGCACCCGTCCGGCCCTGATCGCGTCCCACCATTGACTCACCACCTCATCCAATGCGTCAAAGTTGTCTGACTTGCTATCGAACAGGGATTTCCCTCGCCCCTCCCACTTGGAGCTGCGGAAGAACATTAGCAGCACAGCCATGATAAACTCGCCATCGTATTCAACGTTCGCCAGTGCTGCTGTCTCAGGCAATACAGTAAGCGGCACGCCTTTTCCGTAAGCGTCATAAAGCTGATACCGGATGTATCCACGGCCATAGGTCTCTTCTAAGCGGTAATCCTTGCCCTTTAACGTGTAATCCGTAAAGAACACAACCTCATGCAGCCTGCCCCGGTTCCGTCTATACTCCACCTGATCCCCACTGTAAAACTCAATAATGGGGTATTCCGTGACTGCTGTGTCCACGGTGATCTTGTATGCTCCATCCCCGGCCACTAAAGCGTCTATGATGTTTTGACCAAGCAACTCAGCAAAATCATTGTCCTCACTGATATCATCCCATGCTGTTTCCTTATCCACCTCAACGGCTTCCAGATCAGCAACGACGATATCCGATAGACGTTCCGCAATCATGGCAGGCATTCCGGAATGGATTTTTCTAATCGCCATGTTCTGACTAGGTACCGCTGCCCAGAAACGTGCTTTGCCTACCGCGTCCGTCCCTGTCTGCTTATAGAACTGATCCAGCTCAGACGCATCACCACGGAACCATAAGCGGTTACGCAATACATTAGTCCGATATGATAGCGGCTCAGTGATGTTTACAATTCGATTCTCCGGCGCTGGGTTAATACGCAGCATTTTCATGACCATATTCTTGATCCACCCCATTTCTATACCTCCAGTCTCTTCTTGAACGGCTGTACGGCGTATTCGCTACTATCCAAGCAGTCTACTGGGTAACTTCCGTCATCCGTCCGCACCCATTCACCCTTCTGGCGCTCTGCCTCGTCCCATGTGGCGTTCTCTATGGCTTCAATCCAATGTTTAAGATGTGCCATGATTTTGTACCGCCCTTGGTTAATCAGGACATTCGTCAATCTGATCCGGTCAACGATGCCCTCTTTCTTATAAGCAGGCACCACAGGAATGTATATCCCACGGCGTTTTAGCTCATTAGACAACGCCTGCCGGAACAGCTTATCAGCAGATTCAGCAAATATATGGGCACACGACAAAAAGGCCGGATAGGTTTCCGACCACTCGACTATCTTTTCAACGATCTCCTTAGCGTAACGATCATGTGTATATCCGTTCTCTTTGCCCTGCTTATGGTAGAAGCCATCCAGCAGCATAACCGCTCCATATCGCGGCGTAAATCCAGTGAGCGTGGCAACCGTGGCGTCCGTGCCCCCAACGTCTATCCCAACCGAAAACTCAATGAATCGCTCGGCCCGTATCTGCTCCCGAGTGATAATGACATCCTTAACGGTGTAACCCGTGTATATTCGTCCTGTTGCTGCCGTCCGTTCACCCTTGATTTCTGACTTGTACCACAGACTGGACTTGTCATACGTCAATAGCAACGCCTTGAGTCGATCATCAGGTATGCTCAGATTATCGAACACGGTAAAGTGCTGATAATTGTACCCTACGTTCTGCCCCTGCTTTAACAACTCATCCTGAAAGTCCAGAATGTCCGCATAGAACCAATGGGCTGGCGGCTTGGGGTTAAGGTCGAAGAACAATTGCCGCTTCGTGGATGCCAACGTCCGGTCAAATACTTCCTTTACGAACGATGGATGGCACTCGTTGACCTCTGTCACATAGGCGGTACCGTAGGAGTTACCCTTGATCAGTGCGGCGTTGTTTGCCTTACCCCCGCCTGCAATAATAACGATCTTCTCGCCTGTCTTGGTCTGAATGAAGAGTGCTGCACGTTCCTTGTATTCACCTTCCCGGCAACGTCCCTTGAACAGCCATTGCAGCCCGAACCCGTTTGAGTCAATGGCGTTCATCTTCGCGGCTGCCATGCTCACACCAGCAACCAAATGGAGCTTGTCCGGGTGAACCTCCAAGCACATGGCATAGGCAATCAGGTTAATGATATTCTTGCCTGCACGCTTGCCACCCTCAGCCACGTTCAGCCACGAGTCCTGGCAACGCCGGATATATTCCGACTGCTTTGTATTAAATGGAGCATAGGGGATCAGCGCTATGTCAGTCATCGTCTATCACCCGCTCCGGCACAGGGTTGTTAATCAAATCAGCCAAGGCGGTAATTTGCTGGTTCAGGTCAAGCTTGCTGTTATCTGGCACCTTACCACGCATCACGGCAATACTGGCCTTGATCTGCTCCAGACGTTGCTTCTGAACTTCGTTCACCTCATCGGGGGAAGCCATACGCAAAACATCCTCATACTTCTTAATAGAGCCGCCCAGCGCCGTCCACGCAGCAGCCATGGCTTTCATGCTGTTTGCCGATCGTTCCCACGCAAACTGGAATTCGTATTCCTGTTCGGTTATCATTTGTTCAAACTTAGGTTCCTTCTTGGTACCTGTGTTATGGATCTCGAATTTCTGCTTTTTGACTTCCTTAATCATTTCTTCCTTGCCCGTTACATGCTGTGTCTTTAGAGCATGTATGATATTTGTGAGCTGAATACGTATGCCTTCCCACAGAATGTCCAGCGTGGAAAGCTCGGCTGTGGTGTCGTAAATCTCTCGCGTCTCTTCATCATCTGGCAGGAACTTACGGAACAGACCATGCTTAACAGCCTTGTCATTGCCATATGGCCCACCGTGCCCACCTCTATTGCCTACTGCGTTCTGATTGCCCTTGGGCGCTCCTGGGCGTGGCTCAGGCTGCTTCTCCCATTCATCAAGGCTTTTCCATTTACGAACAAGTCCGGCGCTGATTCCAAGCTTTTCGGCAATCTCTCCTGGCTTCATTTCCTTGCCACTGGCGAACCACATCGCTAATGCTTTCTTGCGGTCCGGGCTTCTCTCTCTCGCCATTACATAATACACCTCACCCCTGACATCGTTTATGCAATATTTATGCAAAGACATATGTTCAAAACCCTGTGTTTTGTACATATGTACTTTCCCGCAACCACGCCGAAAACCCTGATTTGACGGGCTTTTTGACAGCTAACTGAATTGTGCGAATATACATAGTTTATGCATAAACCCGAAAACCCGCGTCATTACTGGATTTTTCGATTTTGCCGATTTTGATTATTTCCCGGCTTATTGCCCTCAAATGGGGCGTTTATTCATCGCTTATACAGCCAGAATTGAGTCGGTTTTCTTAGAATCAGTCTAAATAGACAAACCTCTAATTGTTCTCCTTCAAATCAAGCCCAAAATAAAAACCATTTTTGATCCATTTAGAACCAAATTAAGTAAGTAGAGTGAAACATAACTCTATTTCTGTTGCACTGGAGAAAGTTCAAGAATCTGATTAAATCAAGCTTTGTCCCATTCCCACGTTTGAGTGCAACACTAACCGGATTGTGTAAAACTCAAACGGCGTATAGCATCATCCATGGCGTCCTGGGTGATACCCAAATACATCAGCGTTGTTGTCATATCTTCATGACCAAACATCTCCATTAGTAACGCCAGATTGCGTGGATCGTCATTATAAAGGTGATATCCCCACGTCTTCCTGAGCGAATGCACACCGATATCTGTTAGTCCGAAACGCTTGGCTATGCCGTTGATCATTTTATAGGCTGTTACTCTATGAATCGGTTCTCTTACTGCTCCTGTGATCTTCTTGCGCTGCCTACTAGGGAACAAGTAATCATCATCGTCCATATCTGCAATGTAAATCATCAGATCATCATAGATATCAGGGTGAATGATGAATTTTTTTCGCTTGCGCTTCTTGCGTTTCCGGTTCTTGGTCTTTTGAGCCACATAATTGATATGCTCCTGATCCCGAACGGAAACCACTTTGAGCTGCAACAAATCTGATACACGCAATCCACTATGAACGCCCATACTAAAGAAAATGTAATTCCGGAAGTTTGTCACCTTTAGGTAATTTTTGACCTGCTCGACAACCACCTTGTCCCGGATCGGTTGAACCTCATTCATACCACCACCTCACATTATGGATATAAAAAAGCATCCAGAAAAGGATGCTTTGGTTGCGCTTATTTTGGACCTGTGTACATGGAACGACATTGTTTACAGTGGAAATCTCCCAACGGTGCAGCTTTTATTACTTCTGTAACCTCACCACAACAGATAGGGACTCCATTCTGCGTTTCTAACTCACGTTCCACCTTTCGTTGGCCAGGTAACCCAAATCCATTCACAAGATACTTATCCATAAAATACAAACACTCCCTTGGCAACTGTTAGCTCTTTAACTATCAGTAAGCACCGACATTTATCAGCGATTGGATTACATTTAATTGATATCATTGGAACTGTTATTATCTCTGCGTAACCTATCTCTTCTTTGCTGCCTAGCCACAGAATCCGTTTCGATATTCCCGCTAGGTCTACTTGATGTATTGTTTGAAACAAAGAACACACTCATGAAGGTATTTACAACTCTGAACGTCGAAGGAACAAACCACACTGTTACAAAGAACCAAACTAAAAATGTGATCTCTGATGAAAAATTCTCATATGCCCTCATAACATGCATAAGAGCCGATGTCACGACCACAAGGAGTCCTAAAATGAAAGGTTCATAGAATAAGAATTTAATTGTTTGTTTTTCTTTTGATCTAAATATTTTGTCGACAATTTCAGAATCTTTAATACTAATCAGGATACCTAGCAAAGCTCCTAAGAAACCTACAACAATAGAACTGAAAGTGATAGCTCCATCTAAAACCTTGTCAAAGTTTGGAAGTTTGTAAGTTAATCCGTACCTTAAAGCGAAGAACATACATATTAGAGAAATAAGCAAGGGATAAATCAAAGTTGCGATTTTTCCAACGATACTCCAACGTGAGTTTCCACTCACAGGCAACACTCCTACCTAAGATAATGATTTATGTCACTTTGTCGATTTGAACACCCTTCAGCAGGACTGTAGATTGAGTGCATTTCTGCCGCAATAGCATAATGACTAAGGGTACCTCTGCGTTCCATTCGAAATGTTCCAAAATCATGGGCCTTATGTTCAAACAAATCAATAAGTTCTATTCTTGAATCCTCTTCTTCTTTAACAGCCAATTCAGCTCTCTGGAAAACTTCTGGATTCTCCTCAATATCAGTCAAAGTATCGCTAACTGTATCATCGTCAAGAACAGAACTTCTCGAATTACCTACAGTAATCGTGATTTGTACATTAGCTCCATTATATTCACTACAAGAGCCTATAATATGTTTAATTGGAGATCTGAATCTCTCCATTAATCTTGCAACATTAGTCTCTCGCATATCCGCAAGTCTAATGTTAATTTTTCTGTACTCGGCAGCTCTACGAGCAAGTTCAAACGTATTAGGCGGACAGATAGGTCTAAGGTAAATAGTCTCGTCTGAATTATTCCACAAAAGGTTCAAATATTCCTCTATACCCTCGGGTCCCAAACTGTATTTATTACGCTGTAGCATAAGTACGTGAGTATTTTCATCATACAAAGCAGAAACTTCTTCACCGATGAACTCGTCGTCTTCAAGCTCTAATGGAACTACTTGCCCGGCTTGTCTGGCCGTAGAAGGTATGTTTGTTTCTCTCAATCTTACAAAATGTAAAAAATAGTAGCTCAGTTCGTCATCCCAGTAGGCGTCTTCCAGTCTCGCTTGTTCTTGCCTATAATTATATGTTCTTCCTTCCAGCGATTTGCCTTGAGCTAGCTCCATCCATTGAGGCAAGTCAAATAAACGGTCTCTATCGTGTTCGCGATCGGTGCTTTGTCGATACGCTAATTGATAATATTCAAACCTAACTTTTCTATAGTTCATAGAAACCCTCCTGTATTGGAATATACAGGATATTGTAACTTTAAAATCAATATAGTGGTAGTCTTTTTTTCCTATGTCATTGGAACTATTTTTTACCTATCCAGGAATCGAACCCGGCTAATACCAATAGGTCATATTTAAATCACGGGAATCTTACCCGTGCTCCCCACAATCCGCACCCCTGACGATTCACGTCTAAGGATCTAATCCCACAGTACGGTCGAGTCCTGCATCGAATAGTCGTCGGGTTTGCAGGGACACCCAGGCAGTTGCCTTATGTCCCTTAGTTTAGTTCCAAACCCCAGACAGCATGTTGTCTTACTAGTGTCTAACTCAAGACACGATACAGACATGCCAAAATATAAAACGAACAAAAATTACCAAATAATTCCTTGATAGATTTTTAAAGCGACCCTATAATGAAAATCGTGAGGTACATCAAGCGTACATAAAATACATATAAGGAAGGTTGTTACACGCAAAAATTAACGTCCTACTGTATCGTTGATTAAATGATCACGGATCGTTAAATTTTTCTATGTTGATGGAAAAGTACTTTGACAGGTCCACTTCCCATCTTTCCTTCAATTTTATGTGATTTTTTTGCTTGATTGACCACCTCGCTCTCCATACAACGCAATACTTGTCAGTGAAATTTCATTTCCCTACTTCATTAACTCTGGGGCGACGCGGTGAGTGTCTCCCCAGACTTGGGCTTTGCGGCCCTCGTAATTTTGTTATTGGAGGAATTTTTATGCTGGGAAATGGATCTGTCAAAAATTGCTTGGAGTACATGCTTTTCTTGTTGGGGGTCTACGCTTCTTCAATTGGATTGGTATGGGCTACGCTGTGGTGGATACTGTTGTATTTCTTACTTAGTAAGTATGACTGAACTACATAGCTTATGGAACGAAAAAAGAGGGATGTACACCCTCTTTTTTTTGTATTTAAGTATAATATTATTCATATTACTCCAATTAGTTTGAGAGTTTCTGCTACTGACTCAATTCCTCTAACAATTTGCCGATCAATCGACCTATCCGTTACACTGCTGAATCTTTTTATAGTTCCCCATCTCGGATTACCTCGGATAAACCGAAAGTCCATGACTCTCCGTACATTATCATCAACAATTAAACGTACAGCCATTTCAATATTAGCTGTTTTCTCCGCATACTCCACCTGAACTTGTTTCCATCTTTCTGATGGATTAGTCATTGTCCCGATTTCCTGAACTGCCTTCCTCATCCGAACATACTTGTTCAACAGTTCGCGAGTCTGTTGGATGTCTGAAGGGCTGGGGGACGGGAATAACTCCATCTGACCAGTTTCCCCCATTCCTTACACCCCTTATATAAAATCATCTATAGTCGTTTGCCCTTCAAGTTCAATTTCTGATGCATCTTGGATCAATCCCTCGTCCAACCAATCTTTTGGTGCTGCGGTCTTGAAATGGGGCCATATTGGTTCACCTACACGAGAATGTGTCGGGTTTTTCACAGCTGCCTTTTCTGTCCATACCCAATGTGTATTTGCTGTTACTTTTTCATCACTCATGCTCTACTTCCTCCCTAATCTTGAATCCTTTCAAAATGCCTATAAAATTGATAGATGGGCATCCATTCCATCTCTCCTTCGCCGTCCGTGTGCTGATAATACACATTGTCGTCCACACATTCTGCGAAGGCAAATACCTCAAGGTGAGGGAAATCTACAACATGGTAGAATCGTTCGAGACGCAACTTTATCCGCACGCCTGCCATCTGTATATCCCTCCTTCGATGGGTCCAGCCCCTGATTTAATTGTTTTCCGGGATATCTTGCAGATCGTAGATATAAACCTCTACATCTCTGAACGTGAACACACCATCATCATCTGTTCGCCAGTTTCGTGTTTTAATGATTTTCGCTGAAGGGAAACGGGATTGAACCAGTTTGACCAGTCTGGCACGATTATTGTCATTGTCTACAAGTTGCGGACTGCGTCTTCCATCTTGAAAGACGATATCCCAACCTTCCTCAATTAATTCCTGAATGCGTTCCTTCCAAGTTCTCTTATCTGTTACTGGTGTATCGCTGTACATAGAAAGATGGTCAAGCATGAAGCAAAAACGCGCAGTGTAATGGCCGTATTCTGTGAAATTTTCGTCTGACACATGATGAAATCCATATTTGTTCCACCAATCAGATACGGTACTTGCCAGATAGCGAAGCTGCTCCTTTAATCCGTCAATCGGCTTGCTCTCGCCTAATTGTCGTTCCAGCTCCCGAACACGCATGTTCGCTGCTCTAATTTGCTGGTGCCGTTCTTCCTTCTCTTTTGTAAGCTTGCTTTCATAGTTCAGTTGTTTCGAGATATCTGTAAAATGACTTTCGATCAAACTTGGCAAAATGCCCGCCATTTCACGCGATAGTGCATCTGTATCGATCCAGTCATGAAGCTGTTTGGCTGCAAAAAACATATCTTTCAGCGTTTTGAGCGCTACGGCTTTTTGATCGGGATTAAGAACTACGTTTTCTTGGATATTCAATCTAATCGCTCCCTCAAATTTGTAATGTGATGTATGGTGGTCTGTTAAAAAATCAAAGTTGGCTGCACCACCGCTGTACGCCGCTCTGCTATCTCAACGTTATGCGGTCCCATTTCAATGATCGTGCATTCCCGATTGTTCTCATGGGCTACTTTCAGAGTTGTTCCCGATCCGCCGAATGGATCAAGTACACGTCCGCCGATCGGAGCACCCGCAAGTATGCAGGGTTCGATCAATTTTTCCGGGAAGGTAGCAAAGTGAGCTTCTGAAAATCCTTGTGTTGTAACAGACCAAACACTTCGCTTATTCCGTTGAGTCACAGGCAGCGACAAGGCCGATTCATAACTTTCGTTATACTTAATTCCGGATCCCGGTTTAGATGCTTTGGGTTTTCTGCCCACGGCCTTCATGTTTCCGTTAGTCTTCGCCCCGCCATTCGCTCGATCACTGCCAATCTGATTCATTACATCTTGTGATAAGCGGGCGTGAGTATTTGGCGAGACGGCTTCAAGGATTGACTCAGCATCGTAATAGTAGCGTTCTGACTTGCTTAGCAAGAAGAAGTATTCATGTGCTTTCGTAGGACGGTCACGAACACTTTCAGGCATCGGGTTCGGCTTATTCCAAATGTTGTCCATTCTGAGGTACCAGCCGTCCGCCTGCAGCGCGAAGGCTACCCGCCATGGAATCCCTACCATGTCTTTAGGTTTCAGTCCTGGTGGTATCTTTCGATAAATTTCCTTCATTCCACCCAGGTTCCGTTCACCTATTGTTGGATCACCTAATCCCGACACGCCTGATTTTGCGTAACTGTCACCAAAATTCATCCATAGCGTTCCGTCCGGCCGAAGCAACCGCCATACCTCTCGGAAAACCTGCAGCGTATGAGCCACAAACATTTCTGGCGTAGGCTCAAGACCAAGGCATCCGGTCCACTCTGATACCGTTAATGACGGAAGTCCTGGCATCGGCGTGTAAGTCGTCTCGGGCCAGTGTGATGGCTCCAGTCCATAATCACGTAGGCCCCAGTATGGTGGAGAGGTTACGCATGTGTGGAATGACTCTGCCTCGAGATCCGGCATAACTTCGATGCAGTTTCCTGTGATGATCATGTATGTCTTACCCCCCTTAGCTGTTCACACAGCCTGTCGTATTTCTCTAATGCTGGTCCCCGGCGTGGATCTGTTAGGGAAAGCGAATCAATAAATTCTGCCCCCTTCACAATCCGTTCTCGTAACCGATCCTGATAATAGGCTAACAATTCGTGAAAAATCCCCTCGAAATGATCCAATATTTCGTCATGCGTTTGAGCAATGCAGCCCTGACTTTTCAAGCGGGTGAATGTGTGTTCGTCAATTCGACCGTTTTTCAACGCATTTTCCAAATGGCTGACCAACATGATTTGATATCTCATGATCAGCCTTACGCTGTTTTCGATCTCCAGTTCATCTGCTGAACTTGTCATCTTCACCCCGCCTTTCTCATCAGTACTGCATGCGTTCTATATTTACGAACTTGCTGAAATTCTTGAGATAGATCATCTCTGCAAGTCCGGTACCTGTATTCCGTCCCTTGGCTACAATGATTTCAACGATGTTCTTCTTCTCTGTCTCGGCGTTGTAGTAGTCATCCCGATACAAGAAATCAATCTCGTCTGCATCTTGCTCAATAGAACCTGACTCCCTCAAATCTGACATCATCGGACGTTTGTCCTGTCGTTGCTCTACACCTCGGCTGAGCTGTGACAGGACTTCCACCGGACAATCATTGTCTCGGGCAATTTGCTTCAAGGAACGACTGATATAGGCGATTTCCTGTTCACGACTTGAGAACTTTTTGCCTGCGCTGATCAATTGGAGGTAATCAATTTGGATAAACAAGTTATCATGCTCTTTCTTGAGCTTCTTCACCTTGGCTGCTATCTGCTGAATAGTGATACCAGGAGTGTCGTCAATATAGATTGGCAGCTCGTTCAAAATAGATCGGGACATTGTGTATTCGGGCCAGTGTTCAGGTCCAAGTTGACCAGTCCGAAGCAAAGTACCATCCAAATTCCCGATACTTCCTATCAGACGTTCCCCTAATTTCTTGCCAGGCATTTCAAGGCTGAATATCCCTACAGTCACTCCCGACATAGCCGCCGCTCTGGAGTTGTTGAGCATGAAAGCTGTCTTCCCCACCGATGGCCTTGCAGCGACAATGATTAAATCCTGCTTCTGTCTACCACCCGTGAGCCTGTTCAGATCAACACCGCACGTAGGAACGCCCGTTATGCCTTTGGATTTGCTACGTGTCTCCAGATCGTCATCATGGCCTGTCATCACGTCATTAATCTTGACCATGCCACCTTCAACTGGTGAACGTCCTGATAACTCTTCCGCCCCTGCCTTGATGCCTGCAATCACTTCGAGTGGGTCCGCAGATTCTTCAAGAGATAGGCGTTGTTCCTCCAACAATCGCAATGCCTGCCGTTTCAGTCCGAGACTCTGAACAATCGAGATGTATTCCTTTGCATTCGCTATGGTCGGTACCGCTTCAACCAGATTGCCAAGATAGTCAATACCTTCGATGTCTTCCGTAACACCTCGCGTCTCCAGATCTGAATAGAGCGTAACCAGGTCAACGGCCTTCTCGGATTCGTGCAACACGATTACCGATTCAAAAATTAGGCGGTGCTGTGAAGAAAAGTCCTGCGGGGTAAGTAGAGCTACAGCAAGTGCTGTATTATCTCCTGAACGATCTAGCAAAAGGCTGCCTATTACCGCCTGTTCAGCCTGTAGGTTGTAAAGGTTATTCAACCGGTTCACCGTCTTTCAGAAGCGGCACTGCGCTTTTCTCCCAAGACTCCATAAGGGCAAAGCGCTCCTGTGTCTCTGCGCGAAGCCTATCTATGTTCGAAGCTGCTGGATTTCCGTATATCTGTGAAATCGCTGGTGGAAAATGTGATGTTTTGATGTGGTGTGAAAGGTTCTGTTCAGCTTGTGAAAAAGGAACATCGTGAAGCATTCGTTCCCAAAGCGTGACCATTTCGTCAGTAAGTTCCACTATGGGGTAGGCTGTAACCACTACCGCCAAAATGCTCAGTACCTCTTGATTGTTCAAGTCGCGCTGCCTCCATCCGCTTTTGTAAAATGTCCTTGTTCCGATCTGACCGGGAATTGCCTTGGCCTTTAATCACCGGAGCAACTGTTGTTTGTTCTGGAGTTTCTTCAAAATCGGCATACCGTTCGTTTTTTGGGTTTAAAAAGGTTGAACCGTGAAGGATAAAATTATCTTCCGTTCTGCTCACCTTGCAATGTGCTGCATAGTTCTCGGAACAGCGGATCAATAGCGCAGGATCTACCTTTGCTTTGATTGCTCTTTCCCACATGTTCAATGCTGCTTTTTTCGCAACTTTTTTTGGATAGGCAAACCAGAAGGTTTCGAAATCCGAAACAGACATATCTTTAATGTCTTTATCTTTTAATGTCTTTAAACTGTCTTTAGAGAGCCGGGAAGCCGCGTCCTGTATAGGCTCATCGGACGTTTCAGTTCCTGTTTCAGTAACCGCAAGTTCCTGTTTCGGTAACTCGTTTCCGATTTCAGTTCCCGTTTCAGTAACTTTAGGATCTTTCTCCGGTTCCTGTTTTGGTAACTCTGGAACAGGTTCTAAGTTACTGTTTCGGTAACTGCCATCGGGCGGTTCGTCGCTCAAATCTGGTAGTGGTTCGGTTCCTGTTTCAGTAACTTTTTGTCGAGATAAGCGACCATTTTTTAAGTTCAAATGTATGAGTTCATGAAAACGTTCTTTTTCCCAACCACGAACTGAGTCGATTTTCCATAAGTCATAATTTTCGTTAAACCAATACTCGGCGTCCGTTCGTGTAATCACCTTGCAGGTCTCCAGATGCTTCAGTTCAGCTCCTATGTGACCCTTGCCCACGCCACAGAGGGAGAAATCCTTCTGCATCGGGATTACTGCAACCTGTTGATTACAGCCGTAGGAAAGCCGCCAAATGAAGAACAAAATATCTTTCTGGCGCTTGGTGAAATCCCGACGAATGACCTCATCCCATATCTCGTTGGCAATGGCTACATATCCGTTCTTCCTGCGAGAGTCGGTCACCCGTCTCACCTACTCTTTCTTTATTTCAAAATTGATGCTATGATCGTCGCCGCCATGCGTAGAAACCTTGCGAATGTCACGAAAGACTTCCAGAGTACGCAGGCTTGTCCTTTGTTTTGAACTTTGATATGATGAATGCATATGATTTGTAAAAGTGTTTAAACCAATGACTGCGTTCGCGAGACGCAGTCATTTTTCTATGCCCTGACATCTCTTGAACATATACAGAGCAACCTTCACGAATACTCCAACGTTTGGTTAGGCTTGGTGTCACAATTTCCCCTCCTTATCTTGTAAATCCGTGTACACATCATCCAATACCTGAACATATTCAAACTTTTGATTGTCTGGCAGATCCGTACTCATGATAGCGTGTGCCATGATGGTGTAGGACTCTTCACGTACAAAGCCATGATAGTCCAGCTCATTGACCATACGTTCCTTGTACTTCTCAAGAAGATCTGGAGCAACCGCAGGCGCCCCCTTCTTCTCCCCAGCTTCATAAACGGCTTGCAGCATACCCATGACCACTGTCTGAGTATCCTTTTCCCAGCCATTCATCCAATCTATTTTTTGACGCTCCGCATGGGTAAGTGGGCGACTAAGCAATCTTTCAATATCAGCTGGATTCATGGGAAATCCGCTCCTGGTATTCTTTGTTCGCTGCTCCAAGCAGTTTTTGCAATTTACTTAATTGATCGTGACGAACAAACCACACTGCAACGTTTGCGGCGTTACGTCGTTCATAGGACTCTTCTAGGGCATTCCGTTTGGATTCACGAGATGATTCCCCGATTGCATCACAAGCGTCCAACATGGTTTCGAAATTCAGCGTTCGAATATATTGGATCAGGGCTGATTCTTGATCAGACAGCTTCATGGCTTTTCTCTCCTTTGGTTTGTTTTTGGATGTTTCGCACAATAATGGCGTGTTGAAGGGGGTTGCCGAACCAGAGTCGAGCCAGTTCAGGAAGAGTCATGAACACACCTTACCAACGTAACCCACCGTCAGTACTTGATTCCCGTCTCCCAGCACCTTCACACTCTTGATGACTCTTCCTTCACGGATCAGGTTCGTTAAGAACTGGAAAGCATCCTCGAAGTCTTCAGAAGTAACTTCTATATGGATGATCTTGTCATCAGATTCCGAATCGTAATCCCATGCAGCGTCCAAAGCAGCTTTCTTCATTGTTGTCGTACTGAACCAAGCTGAATGATTTTCCGATGAAACACAGATGTCAATTTGACGCTTTGAAACTAAGTATGCAAAACGGTGACCCGTCAAATTGAATGCGAACTCCGCTTCCCCTAGACTCACGATTAACGATTGATCTTCAGGAGCGCAATCAAGGATACGATCTACCTTCACTGGCTGATAAGCGATTCCTAGCAACGGGTCTGCTTGTCCTCCTTTCAATTCCAAGCTGCATAATACGTTATGTGCTTGCATTACATTGAACAGGTGAAAAGCAAATGCGGGGGTTGTAGGTAATAACGTTGACATGTAGACACTCTCCTTTTATTCGATTTATGTTTCGTTCCAGTACCACGTTTCCGATTCGTTGCTCAATTCCAGTACACCGTTACAAGTTGGTTCCTATCCTGTGGAACTTGATTTCTCCTTCGCTTCCAGCCATTTGTCTAATGCAATCTGGCGGAAGTGGATCAGGGTCCGGTTCCGAATGAAAGGAATCTCGCCGTTTTTAACCATTCGCCGTAACGTGGAATCCGAAACCTTTAGATATCTGCATGCCTCAGCAAAATCAAAGACATTGGCGTATAAGAGTTGTTCGAGGGTCGGTTTAAGCTCAGCCATGAGCTCGTCACGCAGTTCCTGCTTAATTTCTGAGCGCAACACCTCAATGAATTCAGTTGTGGACGGCATCATTGGACACCCCCAGAACCAATTCATCAAGAGTCACACCCAAAGCCTTGGACAACTTAACTAATGTTTCAGCGTGAGGACCTTGTTTTTTGCTTCCCATGTTGTACAATGCAGATACGGTAACGCCACTTTCTTTGGCAAGTCTGTAAATTGTCCAACCTTTCTCATCGATTAGCCTCTGCATGTTTACTTCAATCGCCAATCCCATGTGCTCACCTCCTGAAACCATACTATAACTCTGTAGAATTATAATCAAACAACGTTATAACCCAAAAGTGTTATAAAATAATCTGTTTCCTTCTGGTTTCTTCCAATTGCTTGACTTATCTCTCTTTTGTGTTCTAATATAACTTTATAGAGATATAACACTAAAGAGATATATTAGGAGGCCTTTGTTGTGGAGATAGCAGATAAAATCTTGGAGTTAATGAAAGAAAACGGGGTTACAAAATACCGTCTTGCCAAGGAAACAGGTGTCTCTTACACAGGTGTTACTAAAATACTTTCAGGACAAACGAAGCACCCTCAAATAGATTCAATTAAATTGATTGCCGATTACTTTAATAAACCGCTGACTTATTTCACTGATGAAGCAAATCCAAACCAAGCAAACGAAGTGCCTGAATGGGCGACTTCCAAAGATAAAAGGGATTTTAAAAAGATGCTAGAAGACGATGGGGAATTAATGTTTGATGGGGTCCCACTCGATGAGAATGACAAGAACAGGATTAAAGATATGCTGACTGGGCTATTCTGGGAAGCCAAGCAAATGAACAAACAGGCGCGCAAAAAGAGTAAAGACAACAATGAATAATGGTAGGTGGTTCTAGTGGATGACATTGTTAAAAAGTTGATCCGTAAGCATAAAACCAATGATCCATTTTCTCTTGCGCGCTGCCTGAATATTAATATCCGCTTTGCGGATCTCGGGAAAAATACGCGGGGAATATATCATAAAGCTCTACAAAGAAGATTCATCATCATACATAATGATTTGTCGCCCGAATGGCAAAGGTTCATATGTGCCCATGAACTTGGCCATGACCGGCTTCATAGAGGAGTTAACCGATTCTTTATCGAAGAGCATTCGTTCTTCAATCCTGGAAAGTTTGAACGCCAAGCCAATGAATTTGCCGTCAGCTTATTAACAGCGGGAGATAGCATATCAAGTGGAGAGTCGATCCATGAACTATTTAGACGTAATCATATCCCGCTTGAATTGATCAATTACATACAGAATTAAATATAGCGTAAATTTTCACTACCCAAAAACCGAACATATGTTCACTTTAAGGAGGTGATTTGTATGTAATTGGATAAATGATTATCCTATATCAGTTCCAGAAAGGAAGAATGACATGGCTTGGAGTGAACATCTAGGTGGTAACAAGTACAAAATTGTTGAGCGGGACCCCTCAAAGGCGTCCAGACCGAAAAGGTCTGTTACTGTCTACATGCCGGAGGAGATCGCACGTTCAAAATCAGAGAAGAAAAAGGAAGCCTGGCTTGCGCTTGAAGAAGCTAAATGGAGTGAACAAGTAATAACAGGAAAAGCAGTCAAACAGGAGGATATCACCTTTAATGACTTCATTCCGAAATGGGAGAAAGGCTACGCTGCAGGGAACATGGGCGAATACACGCAGAACGTGAACCTCTACAATCTGAACAAATATGTGGTTCCAGAGTTTGGCCACCTAAAAATTAGTAAAATAACAACCCTGCAGCTTGTTACCTTCTTTGGAGAGCTGCGGCGCGAGAACGGGAAAGAGTTCGCTACTAATTCGAAATTAAATATCTACAAAGCGGCCAAGTCGGTTTTTGACGCTGCCCATGATTGGGAACTGGTTACGAAGAACCCGATGGATGGCGTTCAGCGACCGAAAACCAGCAAGAAGGAAAAGAAAGTTATGCGCGGTGTAAAGAAGGCATTTAGTAGCTCAGAATCAGAAACGGTCCTGCTGGCTCTCTACGACCTGCCAGATAGGTGGAGGCTCTATTTTACCGGGTCACTCCTTGGCGGCTTCAGACGGGGCGAATATTTAGCTATAGAGTGGCCGGACGTCGACTATGATCGGGGAGCAATCTGGATCGATAAGCAAATCACATTTGATAAAGAAGGTAACAAGATTGAAGGCGAAGTTAAGACAGAAGAATCCGAGGGTTGGGTAGCTATGCCGAAGTGGTACATGGCTCAGCTCAAGGAATACGAACGAATATGGAAAAAAGAGAAATTCCAATGCAAAGATTGGGCTGGAGAGAACAAATCATATGTATTCCATGGTGGAAAAGGAATTATGTACTTCCCTACGACCCCCACAAGCACCTGGAGGAAGTTTTTACAGAAGAAGGGCATTCCACATGTCAAACTACATGGGTTGCGGCACACGGCAGCCATGTTGCTCAGAGAAAGCGGCGCGGATCTCAAGACCATGCAAGAACGGTTACGGCACACTAAGATTGGAACGACAGCGGATATCTATACCCATTCGTCTGACATGATCTCCAGAGAGGCCGCAGACCGTTTAGAGGTGTTTGATCCTAAAAGATTGCGATTTGCCCCATGA